CATGCGGTTGCTGCGCAGAGGGGGACTTGTCCATTTCCAATGGCTTTAAGTCTGTCATTCCTAGCGGCCACCCCATTAGCCACTCTACCCACATCGGGTTCAACTGCCCACCAATCAATTCGGGATTGTCTGTGGCTATCGTGCCACCCAACATAACTTGTAGGCTTTTTGTCCTGTGCCGAACTACTGCGTTCTTCGCATCGTTGGATTGAGGTGTCGGAAACTTTGCCGCAAATGATTGAAGTGTCCTCCCCGATTGAGATTTGGCTTGTGGGTTGTAATCTTTCGTTAGGCCTCTTTGACTCGCATCGGGTGTTGGCAATAATCTTTTTCTTAGCGCTTTTCTGCTGTTGCTGCCCCCGTCCAACCCTGTTGTGCAAGGTGTGTGAAAAAATGTTTCGTTGTTTGGCGACAATCCAGATTCTGTCCCTCTGATGGTTTGCGCCAACGTCAGCTGCTCCCAGCACTCCCCATCTCGCATCAAACCCCATTGCGGCCAAGTCTCCAAGAACTCGTCCAAGTCCCCTAGAAGTGAGCATTGGTGAGTTTTCCACGAACACGAATCTGGATTGTACTTCACAAATGATCCTCGCCATTTCTCCCCACATTCCTGATCGTTCTCCATCAATCCCTGCGCCTCGTCCTGCGGCTGAGATGTCTTGGCATGGAAATCCTCCAGATATAACGTCAACAATTCCTCTCCAAGGTCTTCCGTCAAAGGTTTGAACGTCATCCCAAATCGGGAAAGGCGGGAGAAGCCCGTCATTTTGTCTGGCGCACAGTACGCTTGCGGGGTATTGCTCCCACTCGACTGCGCAGACTGTTCGCCATCCGAGAAGTTTTCCCCCAAGTATTCCTCCACCAGCGCCCGCGAATAAAGCCAACTCATTCATTTTCTCCCACCATATTGTTTTCTAAGTTCTGCCAATTTAGCCAGGGCTTCAGCTTTAACTCTGTCGCTTTCAATCTGCTCATGAATAGTCATCTTGCGCTCGATCAAGACGGTTTCTACAGGTTTGACAGGAATCCTTGGGCCTTGATTGCATAAATTTCTGAATTTAATGGCGCTTGGCACAAAGTCATCATTTAAATGCAATATTGCAAAGTCCATGCTTGGCCTGTAAGTCAAGAATCTTCCCAACTGGTTTGCCCACTCTTGGCGAATCAACTCATGGTCAACGCCTTCCCAATGCCTAAGAAATGCCGCACCATAAATTGCACTCATGCGCCCAAAAATGTAGTCCAAACCTTGTTCTGTTTCGCAAAAATCAGTTTCCGAGTAATTTGACATTGCTCTGCCCTCCAAGTAAGCCACGGGTTAAACCTGACAAAACATTAGCGTTGCGCTGACCAGTTTTGCTTAGATTTCGTTCATCAGGTTTAAGCCATTCAGCTTGTAAACCTTGTGACCCTCTAGCGCACCAAACACTCAGGAAGTCGCTGAACGCCATGTTTGCTTTAGCGGCTTCTTTTCGTGCGCTGTTTACCACGGTTTCTGTAACGGGGGCTTTCTTGGCTTTGCGTAACTGTTTCCAATCGTCCCAAATTTGCTGATCAACATCTTGAGGGCAAGCAACGATAGTTGCTATCTCTCTCTTTGTCTCTTTCTTTGTCTCTGTCTCTGTCTCTCTCTCTGGTCTATCACTTTGATATTGCTCTGATATCGCATTGATATCGTCGTGTTCCAACCAATGAGACAACTTGATAATGATTTCTTTTGTTTTCAGTTCTGTCAATCTAAGACGAAAAGCAAGAGTTTTGTTGTCAGGAATGCGCCCATCGTTCTCGCTGGCTATCAACCAAAGCATGACTAGCACTTTGGCGGCTAATGGGTCTAATTCATGCCATTCAAGGTCATCAAGAATGTCACGATACAGCTTTACCCAAGGAGGCCGCCTATCCTTAAAGTGCTGAAACTTTGTCCAATTTTTAATTCTCATAAAAGCCCAAAAAAAAGGGCTACACCTGAAGTCTCACCCTTGCGGATGTTGGCGGACTGGCGTAGTAACCAGCAGACTTCATGTGTAACCCTACTACATTAACACCGCCAAGTGTTTGCATAATCTTACTCTAAAAACCAATCAGGACGCAACAACTTTAATTGCCAAATTCTTGCTTGTGGAACAGTTTTCCATTGAGAAATAGCTGCTTGGCTAATGCCCAATAATTTGCCTAGCTCACTCTGTGAGCCTGCTAGTGCAATAAATTTATTTTTGTCCATGCGGAAATTATATATTAGCCACCTAATAACCCCACGGTTGACTTGGTTATATAAGGTGCGTTATAGTCCATCCACGCCCTAATTTTGGGGTCTATTTAGAAAGGTAAAGATGATTGACTACAAACTCCAATATTACTTTGATGAATTTGTCTCTTACGACAATTGCATAACCATTGAAAAAGTCAAAGTTGGTTATGACTACTACCCCCCAGAAAACAATATGCCCCATGACCACAACACGGCAGAAATCTATGATGTGTCTGTCTACAACTTAAACGGTGATGACATTTCTTGTGATCTGCCTTTATCCGAATTCGAACACATTGTGTCTGAAGCCAAGATTCACCACGCTCGTATGCTGAAAGAAAAAAATGAAATCTAAGATTATTCAAACACTTGTTGAATGTTTTTTAGCCATCGTCATCTTTGGCGGTATTGGCGTATTACTCGCATGGAGGGGCTAATGAACACACGTTACCTCAAACAAGTAAGACGTATATTTTCACAATATGACGCACCGCCTGAAGTTATACGTTCATATCAGCGCCAGTGGGTGCGCTGTGTTCGCAGACTTGGTAATAAATGGCTAATTGCTAAAAACATTGAAAGGATTGAACCATGACAGTTGCACATCTTTTGACGCTGAACGTTAACGATCACACAGAAAAAAAAGCCAATCTAACTTACTTGTCATGGGCTTGGGCATGGGCTGAAGCACTCAAAGCTGACCCTAAAGCCACGTTCAAAGTAGAAATGTTTGGTGACAAATGTTTTATGGACATCAACGGCACAGCAATGGTCTGGGTCACAGTCACCATGTTTGATAAGCCAATGACTTGCCAGCTGCCTGTGATGGATCACCGCAACAAAGCTATTGTGAACCCTGATGCTTTTCAAGTTAACACATCAATCATGCGTTGCATGACCAAAACACTTAGCTTGCATGGCCTTGGGTTATACATTTATGCCGGTGATGATCTTCCGCAAGGTGAAGAACCTGAGTCAACCATTGACCCAAACACAATGACAGACTTGTTCTTGGCCATCCACAATGCCGCCACACAAGACGAACTGAAGTTGGCCTACAAAATAGCTTATGCCGCTTGTGATGGTGACAAGGCTTGGCAGATCAAAGTCATTGCAGCTAAAGACGAAGCAAAGGCTAAGTTGTCATGAGTTACATCGTGGCATCACTTCCGCCCCTTAAATGTTTTGTTCGTAAAGAGTTTCTTTACAACTTTCAAAAAGGTCATGGCGAGTATGAGCCTGCGGTCTGGGTAAGTTTAAAAGCATTGCGTGGCCAAGTGTTTCGCATTGAATCACTACTGCCGGCGTATGGCGCTTTGTACGACAAACTGCCTATCCATGCTTATGTTTGGCATTTAGAACATGGTGATCTGCCAGTTGATACATTGCAGCTTTGGGATTGCATGGGTTATCGCTTCACCATCATCGAAAAGATTGGCTTGCGTAACCTTGGGATTAAGTTCTTAGGCAAAGACAAAGAATGGCACTTTGGGCGCTATTTGTTTACCGTGGATTTTTGTGCTGATGGCATGGATGTAGACACAGGGTTTACTGAGCAGGCCGAGGAACACAAATCTTTTAACTGGATTGCTTTGGACAATGGCCAGTTTGCTTGCCAGCCAAACAATCGATGCTTGTGGTATGACCAAAGTCTTATCCCTGCTGAGACAAAGTTTCCTGACTTTCAGGCCGCTAAGTCTATGTGGACAGTTGACGGGACTCGCAAATGGTCTGCTGGTGATGATTGGTTTTATGACATAAAGGAGAGAAATCATGATTGAACAAGGCACAGACGAATGGTTTGCAGTACGAATTGGCAAAGTCACCGCATCCCGTGTGGCTGATGTGCTTGCCAAGACCAAAACAGGCTATTCAACAAGCAGAGAAAACTACATGGCTCAATTGGTGTGTGAGCGCTTAACAGGCCAGAAAGGGGAAAGTTTTACCAATGCTGCTATGCAACACGGCACAGACACAGAACCACTTGCTAGAGCTGCTTATGAGGCTTTGCACGATGTTCTAGTAGATGAGGTTGGGTTTATACCCCATCCAACAATCATTATGGCCGGCGCCTCTCCTGATGGCTTGGTTAGTGATGATGGCTTGCTAGAAATAAAATGCCCTAATACTGCCACGCACATTGAGACTTTGCTGAGTCAGACCGTGCCAGGCAAGTACAACACGCAAATGCAATTCCAAATGGCTTGCACAGACCGTAGTTATTGTGACTTTGTGTCTTTTGACAATCGTCTACCCCCAGAGCTTCAATTGTTTGTTAGACGTGTCCCAAGGGACAATATGTATATCAGACTAATGGAAGATGAAATCGTCAAATTCTTAAATGAACTTGATCTTAAAATTGCTCAACTTATGGAAATTAAAAATGTCTAAACTATACGAAATTACGATTGTTTCAGGTAAATACAAAAACAAAGAGGGTCAAGAAAAATCCCGTTACCAAACCATCGGATCGGTCATTGAGACAAAGAATGGGCCAATGCTTAAACTTGATAGCATCCCACTTCTTGACGGCGGTTGGAACGGCTGGGCTTACTTAAACACACCCAAAGCCAAAGATGGTTATCAAGATTCATCAAAAGACGAAGACATCCCATTTTAAACAACGGGGGGAAAGCTGTGCAAAGGAAATTCCTAGCTTGCAGACGAGCAGTTAGTACCCCCACCTTTTAGGAGTAATCATGGACTATAAAGAAGCATTTAGACAAATTTTTGCCATGCCCGATTTCCCAAGAGTCAAGGCAAATGATCCTCTTACATCGTTTGAGGCAGCAGAGTTAATCAAACCCGTTATCGCAGCACATCACCAAGTTATCTTGGATTGCTTACTCATGCACGGTGCATTAGGCAAAGATGGTATTGCACACCATACAAACCTTGATGGCAACCAAGTGGCCAGACGGTTAAACGAAATGAAAGTGATTGGCCTTATAGAACTTACGGGTAACACCGTTAAGTCAAATTCAGGCAGAAATGAAAGGGAATGGAAAGCCTTTTCTTTGTCACAAAAAGAGCCTACGATTTCATTGCAACAATCGGTTGCGTAAGGGGAACACCATGAAATTTGAAATGAACATTGGCTACATTGAAAATGAGAAAATTACAATCGAGACGTGGGATTTCGACAAAATTGAAATCATCAAATCTTTTATTGATTTTCAAGAAGAACACGGCTGGGCAGTTGAATATGAAGCAATTGACCCACTTGATTTTGAAGATGAAGAAACAGAAGAAGAAGAAATGACACCTGTAGGTTTAACTTCTGACGAAGAACTGTAACTTATAAGATACAAAGGGGCTTACTTGGCCATCAAGTAAAGCCCCACATTTCCTATTGCATAGCCGATATATACCACTGCCATATACGGGTTTCCTTTAAACAGTTGTTCTGCCGCAATGTATGCGTAGATCAACCCCGTGATAATGATTAACGGCCCACTCAAAACGCTGAAACGTCTATGACGTTCCCTCTGAACTGGATGTGATTTTCTGATTGTTTAGCCACTATTTCTGGCCATAACAGTTCACCATTAAAAAAGTTTAGTACCGCAAATCCTGACCTGTGATTGTTAGGGTTTAATTCCGCATAGGTGAATTGTGGGCCATCAGTCTCAGCCAATGTTCCGGTATCAATACCATACCGAACTCCGTTATAGTCACTAAACGGGGTGACTTTCAAGGAATGCAAGTGCCCAGTAACGATTGACACACCCGCATTCACAGTATTGTTGTGTGTGGCGTGAATCCCACCCTTGTAGCGATGTTTAACGATGACGTTCTCAGTAGGCCATACTGCCCAACAGAAGTCCCAATCTGGGATATGGTCTGTCAACTTAAAACCGACAACATCTTTAAACTGTGGCGCGTGTTGAGCAAGCCTATTACCAAATCTAACGTCATGGTTTCCCCATGTAAACAGTAGCTTTACATTGTGCCTTGCTGCTTTAGCGGTTTCCTCAATTTCGCCTAATGCACCCTGGCAGGCTTTTAATTCTTGAACAACAGAAGTTTGAGGTTGGTCAGTTACATCGTGGCGTGATATAGACGCACCGTCAAACGCATCCCCGTTACATATCACCGCCTTGGGTTTAAGTTCTTGGATGGCCCATAAAAGCCCTTTAAACGCTGTTGTGCGTTGGCCAGGTATGAAGTGAGCATCAGAGAACACAATCACACATCCATCTAGCATTCCAAGTTCAACTTGTTTTAAAGGAGAAAAAGACTTGGGTCTGTTTTTATCGTAATAAACACCACGATGGTCACTTGAATTAAGTGACATTTTGTATTCTTTTTCTATATACCTTCTTCGTAAGTGAACTGCTCGGATGCTAATTCCAAGATGTTCAGATATTTTTGTGGCTGACTGAAGTTGACCCCATAACTGGATGAACTCGGTATCTGTACAAGTTTCATTATGACTGCCCATTGGAATCCTTTGAGAGTAATTTTTCTAAAAGATTGATGACTCTATGCTCTTGCATCTCTATCTCATCTTGAGATGATTTAGGGTCTTGAGCCACAGTCATAAGATCGTGTAGGAATACATGAAGCAGCTCATGCAAAGCTGTCTGATCTAAAGATTCTGGGGTAATCTTTTCTGCACCAAAGTCACCCAAACGGTACGTTGCAAGTCTTGCTGCATCATTAAACTCAACAGAGGCCATGGCAGCCTTTGCGGGCTTGATGCCTTTCTCAATGCGCCAGTCGCCAAGACTTAGCACTTGTTGCCACTTTTTAACACTTTGTGCAAAGTATGCGGCGTCGTGTGGTGTAGGAATGTTAGCCATTTCAACACCTTAAACAAGATTTATGACAGTTTAATTTAACAAAGCGCACTCGGCTTGTCTGCGTTTTGTCAGTCCTAACAAAACTTTACCTCCGCCTTTGTTCCAAAGCATCAATTGCTCTTTTGCGCCTTCCCAATCTTGGGCGTTAATTTTGCGCTTTAAAGTAGATGTTTGGAGTCTGCCAATGCCGAGGTTGTAAACAAAATCCACGGCCGCGTTGCACTTGCGTTCATCTGTCAAAAGAATAGGACAATTTCTAATAACACCGGGCAAATATGTGTGATGTAACTCCATCATCAGTAACGCTCTTGCTGTAGACTCATCCATAGGGGCGTCTTCTAAGGTCACCTTGCGCCCGTCAGAATAGTAAGTTGAGCCATAACCAATGGTTGCAACATTTGCAGGGCAAAGGTAAGGCTTAGACCTAAACCCCTCAAACTGGCGACAAAGGGATGCTGCCAGTTCTAAGTTCATAACCCACGCTTAGACAATGTACGGTCAAGAAACCAATAGTTAATTGTTCCTGAGAGTAAAGCAGAAAAGTCTGGTGTCATCATTGTTTTAAAGACTTCTATTGCTGGCGCACCATTTAACCAAGCGTTGTATGCAAACCACACATGGATAAATGACCAAACAAATAAAACCCAATAAGTGACCACAGGACGCACAGAAGCAGAAAGTGAGGCTACCCATCCACCCGCTGCCTTTACCATCGTTGCCTGCTGTTCTATGGCCGATTGAAAGGCATTCATAACGCCTATATCTACTGCAGCTTCTCTGACCGCACCTATTTCAGCTAATTTCTGTTGACCACGTTGGGCTTCCAAGTCGCATTGAAACTTAAACATATTAAGTTCATGTGCCCGTTCATTTTTCTTATCAAGCCACTTTAAAACCTCTGGGGCCATACGAAAGATGCCGCCAAAGATGGAGCCTAGCAAGCCCCCAGATAAAACTTCAAACATATTTAATCCTTTATCGTAAACATTAGGTTTTTGTGCGACGGATAATTTACAATAACTTCACCTTTTGGGCACTTGTATTTGATGTGCGCCATCAACGTAGCAACGCCGGGCGTTACTTGCGCGGTAGTGTCTAGTTTAAATTTGTACCCAAACTTATCCACTGTGTCGCTGGCTGGGCCTGAAAACGTTGCAATGCTAGGCTTGGCTGGGTGTACAACCAATTCAGAATCTCGCACCTCTATCTTAAATGACGTAACTTCGCAGTTATCTCTAATTTTTTGACGAGCCACTACAACCTTGAATTCGCCGTTTGCAGGCGCATCAGATATTTCAAAGTGTTCTGGCGCCCATTTAAGAATGTCTTTATGGAACACACCAAACTTATCAGCAAGCGTATAACCACCACCAATCATGGCAGTTGAGGCAGTTATTGCGCCAATAATTTTGGTGTAATACTCAAGCTCCATTTTATCCCCAAATCCATACGATAGTAAAAGTACCCCAAACAACAAAGATGGTTAGAAAGGCCGCAACAATAAACGCTTCGGCCCAATCTCTCATTTGTCTACCTTAGAGTCAAGTTTGTCAAAGATTTTGCCAAGCATGTCTTTGATGTCACGCATGTCAGCACGGTAATCATCGCGGGTGACGTAGTTCAAAGGCATCGCCCGCACGTCAGTGTCTAAACGCTCAAGTGAACGGTAAATGTTATTCAACACCCAGCCGCCAAGAAACCCAGCAATACTGACCGCAATGTTGAATAAAATTTGGATGTCCATCACTTTTTACCTGTTCCACGAATTTCCATGCGGAAAGGTTCGTTAGCCAATGCGTTTTTGTTGGCAGGCGCCATGGCGTTTGGTTGTTTAAGCGCTTCTTTTACTTTGCCTTTAACTTCCATGGTGCGAACAGCTTCAGCAGCTGGTTTGGCGCCTGGAAACCTTAATGATTGCAAAGCCTCAAGCCCACGCAAAACAGCACCAGAAGTGTTGCTGTAATTTACGGCGCCAGGCTCTTTGACCAATACATCTTTGACGGCATCACGCAAATCCATGATTTCATCGCGCCCTTTTTTGCCAAACATGTAAACCAGTTTGTCTTCGGCATCAAGTTGATTGACAAGAGTGTTAAGGTTTCTAAAAGACGGTTGATCGCTTTTGATCAACATATCTTTCATGTGCTGAATAGTTTGGCCTTTTAATTCTGCATAAGCCTGTTCACCCTCTTTGCCGCCTTTTTTAAGCAACTTTGTGACTGTGCGCATTTCTTCTAATGAGCCGTCAAGCACCACATACTTAAACACGTCATCAAGCGCTACTTGGCGGTCAGCGTAACCGGCCTTTGTTCCAAGTAATTTGTCAACGCGATAAACATCATCAAACTCTTTAGCCAACTGCGCTCTAGCTGCTCTTGCTTTTTGATATAACTCACCCCCAGCACCCTCACCCATTTGGGTAATAAGCAACTTCATTTCTGGTGCGCTTGCAGAACCTTTAACTTTACCAATTTGTTGGTAAATATCTTCTAATGCCCGAACCGTAATAGTGCCAGTTTTGCCAGGATCATTCATTGCCAATGATTCAGCCACCGAATCTAAAATAGGATCAAGTTTGCCTCTAGCTGTTGGTGTTTTTGTGTTGATGTAATCAAGTAACTTTTGATATGGAACTTGTTGCAAAGTCTCACCAGCGTTGTCTGCTTGTGCATACAACGATTTATATATGTCATATTTTTTGGTGTACTCATCATTAAGCGCTTTGTCAACAATCTTGCCAACAGCACGCATTTGGGTTGGATCAGCCACTTCAGCGCCAATTTCATTAGTCATGCGCTCAAAATTTTGCACAATTGCTTTTTGTTGGTTTGCTTTAAATGCACGCATTTGTTCAGCTAATGTAGTTTTGGCATCTTCTGAAATGCCAGTTACTACACCGCGCCCAACTTCTGCTTCAAATTGCTGTTGTGCCAAGTTCTTGGTGCGCTCGCCAGCTGTCGCAGGAATGTTAAGACGGCTTAAACGCTCTTGGCGCCTTAAGGCTTCATCAGTGGTGGCAGCGCCCATGCCAACCATAGCAGGCTGTTGTTCGCGTGTCATCACGTTGGCCAACGCATTTTGAACTGGCGCTGCTACTTGTCTTACAATAGGACGGGCAAGCACATTGGCTTGCGTTGCAACAGCAGGCGCCAAAGCGTTAAGAGTTGCACCAGTTGCACCTAATGTTGGTGGCAAAGCGCTAGTAACTGGTTGCAAAAACTCGCCAACAGCGCTTAAAGCCTCTCTAGCCGTCTGTGTGCGCGGTTGGTACTGCACAGCCTTCATAGCCTCTTCGCCTGCGCGAATGCCTTCTTGCGTGCCGTATTTGCCACTGGCCAAAGTGCCTGCAATACCAACAAACGGTGCAATTGCAGCGCCACCTAAAGTTGCACCAAGCGCCAATGGCGTTTCAATCACGCCCATGATGCGGTCACGCAACGGCACTGTTGGCGCAGCTTTGCCGGTTATCACGCCTTCAGCGCCAGGTATTGCCGCAGCTGTGCCCAAACCAATGGTTTTGTAGAACTCTATTTTTGGAATCTTTGAATAGAATTTTTCATGCAATGAGTCGGCCAGAGTAAGGTCTGGCACGGCATCATATTGTGGATACTGTGCGCGGAACTCGGCAAGTGTGGCCATTATCTGCCTCCAGGTATTACCAAACCTAATGGATTGGTTGCCGTTGCATTCGGTATGCCACCAACGCCGTCACCACCACCGCCTGCAACGCCAGTTTGGTATTGCTGAATGTTTTTAGCGCCAGGGCCAGCTTGGATTTCCATTGCTTTAAGTGCAAGGTTTCTAGCTTTTTGTTTTTGTGCAATAACAGTTGCATCATCACCAGGCTTGGGAAAATATTTCTTTTCTTCTGTAATAAATTCAGCTGGCAAAATAGTTGCGCCAGATTCTTTACGCAAATTAGCGGTAATAAAGTTAAGCCTAGCTTGTGCAACTTGTTGTTGCTCTGGGCTTAAACCGCCCATAATTTGAGGCAAAACATTAAATACAGATTCAGTCATGCCTGTTAGCTTGTCGCCAATCAATGGAACTACTCCCACAATACTACCAGTGACACCACTAATCAATCCAGTATTTTTAACTCCAGCTTGTTCTAAAGTAGTCAAAATTGAATTGGCTTCTTTCATTCGCATGCCAAATGCTGTTGCATTGCTTTGAGTTTCGGTCAACGCCGTGCCTTTGCCGCGCAATGGCGTACCAGCCGCAGGGGCTGCTGCTGGCGCTTGTTGATCTAACACGCTTGTCATGCCAGGAATAGCTTGAACGGCAGGCGCAGGAGCGCGAGCGCTTGGCATACCAGCACCAGCCATTGGTGCGGCAGCTGGCGCAGCGCCACCCACCGTAACAGGAAAGGCTTGCAGGGTGCGCTTGTTGACACCCACAATTGAGCCGTCTTCAGCTTCTTTAAGTTCAAAGCCAGGGTTGGCTTGTTCCCATGCAAATTTTTGTTGTGCCAAATTAAGTTGGCCAGCAGAAGTTGCCGCTTGTCTTGCGGCAGTAAGATCGGCAAAGGTTTGGGTTTTAGACACAGCACCGCCAGCAATTGGCATACCGTAACCTGGCAATCTTGGATTGTCTTGGATGGTTTGAATTTGACCACCAATGTCCCGATCGCGTGTTTTTGGCAACATAAAACCAAGTTTGTCTTTGGCGTCCACAAGACCCAAAACTTTTTCAATTCGGTATTCTTTATATTGTTCAGGCGTCATGCTTTGAAGTTTCTGTGCTTCTGCGGTTGCAGTAGAAAGATCAAAATAACCTTTTGTAACGCCTTCATTAAGTTTTTTAATAGCATCTTGCGGTGTTGGTGAATCACCCAAAGACTTCAATCCATAATTGAGTTTGTCTTGAGTTAGCTTAAATTTACCAGCCTCAGTCTCTTGCGTAGTCTTGTCTAGCGTGGCCTGCTTAGTTTGCGACTCAAGCAATTTGCTTTGAATTTCTGGCAACATACTTGCAGCTCTAGACCTTGCAACATTGCTAATTAACATTTTTTGATCTAGCTGACCAGTATCAGGGTTAATTGATCTTTGGTAAGCATCAGACAAAGCGTTTTGCACTTCTTCCTGACGACGGGCACTGCCAAGCTGGAACTGTGCCAATGCGTTTTGATTTTGTGCATTCTGAATGGCGGCAATCTGGCCATATTGGGCCAAAGGGTTTTGGAACTCAACGCTGCGGACACCAAGAGCAATGTTTGGATCAATGGCCATGGTTTACCCCACGTTAAAATTATACATTTCAGCCAACTGCGCATTGCTTGGGCTAGTTGATTGTGGCAACAAACGGTTAAGTAAATTTTGACTTTGCGTGTAGTTCATATATTGACCTAAACCACTTGTCAATGCATTAGCGCCACCAACATAACCAGATGCACGGGCTGCACCCCCGCTAGTTAGCAAGTTGCCTGCGTTAGTGCCGTAGTTGGCTGCGACATTGCCCATTGTGTTAGCCGCAGTTTGGCCAGCACCCATCAAACTTTGCAAGGGTTGCAACTGGTTAGCACGATTGGTTTGGTAGCGGTTAAACGCATTTGTAAATTCTTGCGAACCCATTTCTTGGCCGTAACGTTGTGCTGCTTTTAAAGCCCCACCAGAAATCAAACCACCACGGGCGGCTGCTTGACGATCCAAAGCCTTTTGGCCTTCAGATAAACGAAACCCATAGCCTGGGTCTGTGGTGAAGTCAGACATGCCAAAATCTCTAGCATACTTACCATAATCAGTGCCTTCTGTACCGCCAGGCAAACCAAAGTAAGTCAGAAGTCTATTTTGGGCGGCCATGCCACCTTGACGAAATGGTTCTTGAAGCCTGTTTTGCTCCTCAAACATTTGACGTTGGATTTCGCCTGCACGATCTGTTGAGGCGGCTTGTGTTTTAGCAGCACTTTTAGATGCGCTTGCACCGAGTAAGGCGCTACCGCCAATTGCTAGGGCCGTCCATGGCATATTAGTTCTCCTGTAGGCACTTGGCCAATTCTTGCACCTTGGCGTCATCGCTTGGCACAATTAAAACTTCGTCAATCTCATCTGTGTCAGTGCAGTCAGTCGCATGAATGCAATACCACACAACATCTGTAAGCGATTTTACGCCATGATGCTTGTCAGCTTCAATAGTCAAACAGGCTGGTGCGTGAATAATCTTGCGCTCACCGTCAACCATTAACTCAATTGAGCCACTGGCCAAAATAGACAAATGGCTAAACTTGTGCTTATGCTGAACAAGCACATGCCCCGCTGGTATCAGCGTTTCTTTGGCGTAAACCCCTGCACTAAAATGGTGGTTGATCATAGGGCGGCAATCACAAAGGCCAACAATTCTTCGTAGCGTACACCAAGAACCGTTACGCCGTCTACGTCGTCCGAGCAGAAAATGCCATAGCGGTTAGCGTCTAAACCTTCAGCAGCAAAGGCCGCTTGCACGTCTTGCGCTATAACACCAACGTGGATTCGGGCGCCATTACCCTTGGCAACCACAGCATCTTTAAATTTAAAGGTCTTAAACAAGCCTTTGATGCGTTTAGCTACGGCCAATTCGGCGGCAGTTAGGTCAGCAATCTGCTCTTTCTCGTTTGCATCCGACGTGTTAATCGTGCCCGTTGTGGCGTAAACGGTTGTCCAGCGGAAGCCAGAAGTGCCAAGCGACATGACGTTGTCAGTGCCAGGGGCAACCGCAGCGCCTGAGCTGTTGATAAAGAAGCCATTACCACCACTTGCCGCAAACGCCATCAAGTTGTTTGATGACGACAGGGTAAAGCTACTAGTTGTCAGCGTACCACCGGACAAACCTGATGCTGTACCAGTTGTGTTTTGGTTAAGCGTTGGGAATGTACAGTTGGTCAAGTTACCAGACGACGGTGTGCCCAAGGCGCCGCCTGTTTGGTATGGGGTAAACCCTAATGCACCTGTAACATCACCGCTAGACAAAGTGACAACACCCGTGCGGGTGTTGAAGCTAGTCACACCACTGAATACTGGTGCAGCCCATGTGCCGTCATTGCGCAAGAAAGTCGATGTGCTACCTGATGGGGCAGAAATTGCGTAGCTATTCCAGACAAACTGGCCAGCTAAATAAAACGCAGTCCACGCAAATGAAGCCGCACCCAAGTTGACGCTATTGTTAACCGCAGGCAAGAATGAATAAGTTGCGCCAGCAGTAAACAAACCAACAGTAAAGGTGCTGTTAGACAAGTTCAACTGAGCGCCAGCAGACGCTACGGTTGAGATTGCTGACACCGCACCAACAGTCACGCCATTTAAAACCTGATTGGCCGTAAATGTGTTTGCAGATGACAAACTAGCTGGCGTGTAGGTCAACGCGCTTGTTACGTCTGAACTAAGCAAAGACACTGCGCCAGTACGGGTGTTAAAGCTAGACACGCCACCAGAAGACGATGCAGGAACAGCCCAAGTGCCATCGTTACGCAAGAACTTAGTGGTGTCGCCTGTTGGTTGGACAATACCGTAACCGTTCCATGTAAACGTGTTGCTCAAATAGAAACCGTTCCAACGACGTGCTGCACCACCTAAAATTAAAGCATTGGCTGCGCCTGAGTCTGCACTAGGCTGAAAGTTTGCTAAATTAAAATCAATTGCGCGAGGGGTAGCTGCCGTGCCGTTGTTGGTCAGATACATTGTGCCGTCATAGGTGGCAACACCCATAGGGCCGCCTGGGGCCGCGCCGCCTACACCAATACCGTTACCAGCCGCAGTCTGTCCAAACACGCCATTAAGCGTAGTGATGTTGCCCGCCGCCGTTACTTGCGCCAATGTTGGCGTTGTGCCGCCCGTGCCGTTAGCCGCCGCAGTAACACGGCCTTGCGCGTCAACAGTGATGTTTGCGCTTGTGTATGATCCAGCGGTCACAGCGGTGTTGTTAAGACTAATCGTGCCAGACGTTGTGATCGTGCCACCATTTAAACCTGTGCCTGCCGTAATACTAGTAACCGTACCGCCGCCAGTGCCTGTGGCTGCTGACCACACACCATCGTTACGCAAAAACAATGTTGTACTGCCTGTAGGTGCAGGGATTGCATACCCATTCCAATTAAACGCATTGTTTAAATAAAAACCATTCCAACGGCGTGCTGCACCGCCCAAGACCAAAGCGTTAGCAGCTGAACTGTCAACGCTAGGTTGGACGTTTGCACCGTTAAAGTCAATGGCAAAAGGATTAGCAGCCAAACCATTAGGTGTCAAATACAAAGTGCCGTCATACGCAGAGATGCCTGATGGGCCACCAGCGGTAGCACCACCTATGCCGATACCATTGGTCAATGCAATTGTTTGATTGAAAATACCATTAAGGCTAGAAATGTTGCCAGCGGTCAAAACAGCTTGCAAAGTGCCTGCCCCACCACCACCGCTAATTGGGTTGCCGGCCAAATCAAGATACGCAGCTGCTTCTACTGGGTCTTCAAATCTGTTAGACGCGCCTTGTTTGTATTGGTCAACAGCGCTGTAAAAGTCACAACCTACCAAAGCCAATTTAAATGCGTTTGACACGTTGTTGATTGTGGGACGGCCTGCATTTGCTGTGTAACCAGACAAGCCAGCCCATCCACAACCATTAAACGTGATAGGAAATGCAAAGGAGGAGTTTGATGCGGCTAAATAAACTTGTTGTTGAGGATAGCTTGCGCCCAAAGCATTGAAACTACAAGCGTTTACAACGCCAGTGATGCCAGGGCGTGAAACCGTCTGCTGCACTTGAAACTGCGCTTGACCGCCGTTGCCTTCAAAATAAACGCCACTGATGTTAAATGCGCAAGCAGATTGTTGGGCAAGTTTTCCACCCGCATCAACAATTGCCAAACCCCACTTACCACTAGACAAGTCAGTGCCAAAACCATTAGCCTCAATAGAGCCGCCAGTGTAATTAAACGTGCCTGCGCCAATGACCTTACCGCCGTAAGAATCGTTGTTGCCAACAGTACAGTTGGACATGATGATGGCGTTTGGTTCAGACACAAACCCAAATGCGGCGTTTGGCTCAAAGTAAAAACCACCATCATTAAAGCGGATCACCAAGTCATTAAACGTGGACGACAAGACGTTAGCGCCGTACAAGCCGGTTGACCAGCCTGCAAGGTAGACGTTGTTGATTGTGACAAACGCAATGTCTTTAAGGGCCATGCCCAATTTATTCTTTTGGTAGCCGTAAAGCGTAAAGTCTTGGAACAGGCAGTAACCAGCTGGTTGTGGGTCATGGCCAATAATTTCAATACCATTGGCGTTGGCCGTTTGGTAGATTGTGGTGGCCGCCATACCGTCGCCAGACATAGATGGGCGCTTAACAGGGTCTATTAAACTGCTATTCATTGTGAACACTAGCGCAGCTGAAATCTTATAAGTACCAGCGGGCAAATAAACATTCCCACCATATTGGCACGCTAAGTTAATACCAGCTTGAATAGCTGCCGTGTCATCTGCTATACCGTCACCCACCGCGCCAAAGTCTTTGACAGACACCAAGTCTTGCATCTTGTTGTTTAAAGTCTTGCCAACAGCGCCAGGCATAATTCCCAACGAGTAAGTTTGCTTAAAACCAATTAAAGCATCACCTAAAGCAATGTTAGATTGGTTAGCCAAATTAGCGGCTAAGGTGTCAGCGCTACTAATGCCTGGGATGTTGTCCCAAGAACCAATCAAAATATTGTTTTCGTCTTCTAAAACAAATTTATAGTTTGTTTGTGCAGTTAACCAAATTTCTTCTGGCACACGGCCACCAGCATCCAACACAATTGGGTTCGCGTGCGCAGACAATCCAGTTGCTGATGTATAAGTTGCTTCAGCAGATGTTGTTCCAGCGGTATAGGTGTAAAGCAAACCACCCACTAAAGGCACGCCATTGTTATCAAAGAACTGTGCGCCAGCTCCTGCAAATAGGGAAATGTTGACGGTCATTTTCGTTCCTTAAACAATGCTTGTGATAATACCGTTTACCACGGTAACGGTCTTTAAATCTGTAGTGGTAAATGTACCCGAAGCGCCTGTGTTTTGGGTGGCCATAGTGCCCAAACCAAGGTTAGTCCTTGCGTTTGCGGTAGTCGTTGCGCCTGTTCCGCCGTTTGCTACTGCTATTGCTGTGGCGTTCCAAGTACCTACGGTCAATGTGCCGACACCTGTGATGCCTGTATATGACCCAGATATACGCGCCGAGTTAATTGTACCAGCCGTGATCTGGTTGGCGTTAATTGCAATTGGCGTGTTGACCGAACTGGTCAATTGCCCTTGCGCGTTGACTGCGTAAGTTGGCACGCTAGACGCAGTGCCATAAGTGCCTGCGGTCACGCCAGTGTTTGCCACATTAACTGTAATTGAGCCTGCACCATTGGTGACGTTAATCCCATTGCCTTGCGTCAGCGTATTTAGTTTGTATTTTCCTGTGTCGCCAATCAGCAATTGGCCATCTGTAGGAATGGCGTTTGTACCTGTACCGCCGTTGGTTGGGTCAATAATACCGTTGCCACCACCCAAAATAGTATACAAATTGTTTAAAAAACGAAACCATTCACGCGAAATCGTGCCCGTGCGCTCGTCTATTAACGGCACGCGAGGGGCAGGGATTTGGGTGGTATTAAGCATTTGTCGGGCTTGCCTGTAATTCTGCGCCTACGATGGCTATCTTAACGGGATCAGTACCTGACACCTCATAAACCCTGTCGCGCAGTTTTAAAGTCATACCAAGGCGACGCCAGATGGTGCGGTGGCCATACTCGCCAATTCGCCCCATAGATGTCCAATGCTCATTTGACCATGTATGACCACCATCATCTGACCAACGAAGCATGGCTTGCGGTGGCTCAATTGGAATTGCGCCAATGGACGACAAAATAAACTCGTTGCTTTCAGTGATTAACGGTTCGCCAGCTTCTGTTGTTAAGTAGACGTTTTCACCAATAGTTAGACCATTTAAGCCCACGCCAGTCTCAGCGTCTAATTGCAGGCTGTGGTGGGCGGTGCGCTTTAGATTGTTTTGGCCAGTAGGCAGGGCACGCCATGAACGCAGCCATTTTTGTTCTTGCCCGTTATCTGCGTAGACATCTAAATCAAAAGTGTAAATGTTGCCGTTTTCAAAGTCGCCAACAACGGTATTGCCATTAAAGTTGCACTGACAATTAGAACGGTGGCGCGTAAACTGACCATTGACCAACCCTGCACGTTCATGCCAAGCCTGTGTGGCAGCGTCGTACACCCAAGTCGCATTGGCGCTTGGGAAAGTCAAAACATAAAAGCCATGGCCTTCTTGCTGATAGGTGTAAGCCAAAGCGTCTGAAATGTTGCCGTACTGTGCAATAGCGTACTCAATGGCATGGGTAGAAACCCTTTGTCCAGTGTAGCCATTTGCTTTGTAGACAATACCTTGGCCACGAGCGTCAGTTCCTAACCAAAACAGACTGTTGTCTAGTTTGGCAATAGAGAAAGCGGCCACACAGCCAATTTCGTTAAACGCACCTTGGATACGCTGAAGCGGGAAGTCTGTGCCGCCCACGTTGTACCAGACCTCAACCGAGTCAGTTCCAAAGAGCCACGCTTCGCGGTGATCGACATTGACCGCCACCAAGCCGTCTGGAGAGCCTTCAGCGCTTGCAAAATCAAGTGGATCAACAGATGATCCATCCAAAAGCGCAGTCACCCATATACGCTGGCTATTTGGTTCGTTGAAAACAAAGTAACCATCTAAGTAACCCACGGTCACAGCGCCTGGGAAGTCTGGGTCTGTGATCTGTTTAAATGTTTGCGTAGATTTGTTAAAAATGTAGCTTGGGCCATTGCAAGCAAAAAACACTTGCGTGCCGTTGTCAGCAATCGACACGGGGCCGCCATCAGCCACGTCGCCAATCTTGACTGGCGTGCCAGTTAAGCTGCTCAGTTGGTACACCTCAGTGCCAGAGACAACAAAGAAACTTGAGCCGTTAATTTGGTGCGCCCACAATGCGCGGATAGGGCCAGTGCCTACAGTTCTTTGAAACTTTAAGCCCGGGGCGCGGTTCAGAAAGCCAGGCTCTTTGCCGCCTTCAGGTATAACCTCTGGAAACAAATTGACCATGCGATTGTCGGCAGCATTGATACTGCGGGCAACATAGCTTGAGCCAAGAATTGGCGTTTTCATCAATAGTTACCGGCATAGATGTTGAAACGCTGGCGGTTAGCCACCAATGCGTAAGGCAAGGCCATCACATCATCTGGGTTGTTGATGCGCTTTAGATCGCGCTTAGATGTCATGGCAATGCGTTGCACTTGTGGGCTTGGCTCAACGCCAAACTCAGGGGCAAACTCCATGGCCAAGTTATAGGTAAACGCCCGCAGATAGCCTGGGGGGTAGTGCAAAACCGTTGACAAATTAACGGGTCTGTCTAATTCTTGCACCGACACAAAATGAAACTCTAAGTTTTGTGTGGGTCTTGGGTAAAGGTATATCTCAATATCAGGAAACGTCATGTTTACCCACATAACTTGTGGAAATGTAGACGTGACAGTCTTAACAGCAATACCGTTGTACTGCTGTTGATTGATCATTTTGATGCCATACGACACGCCACTTGGCGCTTTAAAGTATGTTGAATCGTCAAGCAAAATAGGGCGGTTGCCTACAAAGTCACCTGTTGGGCCAAGGGTACGGCTAATGAGACTTGCAGGCCAAGTAAAGACTTGATCTTCTGTGCAAAACACTGACAAACGCTCAGTGTTCCAACTGTCAATCATCTGATTGAGCGCCATTAAGGCGTCTTGCGACATGGAAGCGGAGGGCGTCTCACCCTCGGCCAATATACCTAACAGGCGCAAAGCGCGGTTAATTTGATCGCCAGCGGTATACGTTGCCATGTTCAGACTCCTTCAGTTGCTTCCTCTGCCGATTTACGGCGGCGCTTAATCTCCAACGTATTTACGGGAGCCACCTGAACAGGCGTGTCTGAATTATAACGAATCCAGCCATTTTTTTCATCTTCTTCAGCCTCTAAATCCATTGTTGCGATTTTGGCGCCGTGGACAGGGTGAATCATTGTAATGTTCATAATAGAAAGGGGGTGATTAGCCCCCTTTTGGTTTAAGACAACAAGCCAAGAGTTTGAAGTTTAGTTTCCAATTGTGTCACGCGGGCTTGCAAATTTGCAATTACCGCCAACACTGAATTACCCTCATCTTTGGTAACAAAACCAAATGGGGTGGTAGATGTCAAGTCTTGAATTGCAAAGTCTGGCGTGCCAGGTGCAGTGGACGTGATTGTCGTTAAGGCAGCGGTGTTGGCTGCAGGCTTGGTTACTGGAGTAGCACCATAAAAACCTGCAGTACCACCAGATTTGCCCATAATTGCACCGTCAAGTTGCGCGTCTTCAAACGCAACGCCTACAGCAATAGTATTTGGCATGATTTTGTTTCCTTTAAAAATGGGAGCCGAAACCCCCATTGGATTTAGCCTAAACGATACACAACGTAAGTACCGTCGCCGGTCTTGCGGAAGCGGAACAGTTGGCTGGTTGTCACAGCGATAGCAACCAAAGCGTTGCCGCCATCAGTTACACCAGTATTAACAGCCAAAGTCACTGCGCCAGAGGAAGTGCCGATGTTCACAATTGACAAGTCAAAAGTGCTGCCAACGGTAGCGTTAGGAACAGCAGCGTCAATTGCCGTGCCCAAAGGTAGCGTGTATGTTGCAGCAGTTGTGGAGGGGTTAGCCACCAACATCTGATTGCAAATTTGCGCTGCCGTTAGGGTTGCAGTAGCCGTAGCTGTCTGAGGGGCGGCCATTGCGCCCATGATAGTTTCTTGACGGTTGCCTGCACCAACTTGGTAACCGCCTGCGCCATTAGGTAATGCCATGATAATTTCCTTAAAAAGATGTTAAGACGAAAGGGGCCGAAGCCCCAATCAGATTAGCCCCAGATGCGGCAGCCCATTTGTGGACGAATTGTGCTGAAACCGTACAAAACGTCAATACGGCAAGGCATACGGTCATTGTTGATGTCGTACTGACGAACAACACGCAAGCTGATACCGTTGTGAACTGCGCGTGCAGCCATGTCAACACCTTGTGGGAGTAACAAGTCAGCAGTAGCAAACGTGATGGCATCCTTGTGGTAAACCAAGTTCTGAGCGTACTGGCTAGATGCAGCGCCCACAAACACAACGGCAGCACCGGAAGCAGGGAAGCTGTCAACGGTGGCCAAAGCATTGGCGGCGGTGTAAATAGGAGCAACAGTCACAACGATTGCAGTGCCAGTGGCAGTGGCGTCAGCCAAAGCAACGAACTGGAACAACGAACCAGTGGATTCACGGGTTTGTGGGTTTACAGCAAAGCAACTACCAACAGTAAACACGTCGCCTTGTTTAACTGTCAGGCCAGAGCCGATAGTCAAAGCAATGCTAGAAGCGCCTTCAGTAGACACAGTGGTGGTCACAGAATTGCCAGTAGCAACGCGTGAGCCAGTCATGTGCTGCTTGATAGACTGAGACATGTTGACCTCGTCATAACCGAGAACACCAGTGCCCATCATGCCGTTCTTGAACTGCTTGCTGATGGTGTCTGTAGGATTGAACAAACCCTTCATGCCTTCAACCAAACCAGCGTTAGCAGCTGGGTTAACGGTGGCGTAACGGGGGTTCATCACAGCGGCGTTTTCGTTTAGCTTCTGTTGGGCTTGGAGCAAGACCAAAGAAGTTGAGGGCGTAGTGCCAGGCGTGCCAACGGTGTTACCGATGGATTTGTACGCATTGGCCACGTCAGCATCAATGGAAGATGCCAACTGGCTAATACGAGGCTTTAACACACGCTCTGCGAAGTCGTCCAATTGCATGGTCAATTCAGCAGATGTGAAGTTAACACCAATGTGCTTTTGTGAAGCAACAGTCAGTGTGGTGAACTGTTCGTTGTCGTCTTGAACTTGCAAGGCGGCGCCGTCAGTTACCAAAGCACGGTCAGGTAAACGAATACGCAATGTAGAGCCGATCTTTGCGCCTTCAACAGCGAAAGAGTCGTCATATTGGCGGTTTACGTTACGGGTGATCACCAAGTTGTTCTCAAGAATTTCGAGAGCCTTACGGGTGATCATGTCAATCGTCAGAATACTATTAGACATGTTAGTCCTTTCAAAAAATTAGCGGTTGCGTTGCGCTTCGTACTTTTTTATCTGGCGGGCACGTTCAGCTTCGATCCACTGCGAGGTTGTCATAGACTTGATTGACCTTGGGTCAGTCGTGTCATGGCTCGGAGCGCCGTTTGAACGTGCTGTTACCGGACTAATCGGTGCTGGCGCGTTTGAAGTTTTTTTGACCGGAGGGTCTGAAGCCAATCTGGCCTCAATCTTTCCAATCTCTTTGGCCTGCATGAAAGGCGTTAAACGGGCGATTCTTGCCGCTTCCTTGACGTTAGAACCTAAGTAGTAAGCTACTTCGGGGCCAACGTCAGATTCATAGATCGCTTCAGCCATTACCTCGGTGATGGGCACGTTAGGGTTACGGGCTACCTGATCGTAGTCGTCGTATTTGTCCCTGACCTTTTCCTCACTGTCGGCATAAGCCTCCATGATCTCGGCTTGCTGCTTTGCGGCATCACGTTGGGCGACAAGTTCTTGGGCCTTCTGAAGTGCCAGTGCTTGCGCATAGTCTTCAGGGTTTACAAAACTGTCAGCACTCGGTGCTTCCGCTGGCATAGACCTTAAAGTTTGCGTCTCCGCTACTCTTGTGGCCTGATCTCTTTCCCATTTGCGCTGTTCTCTTGCGAGGCGCTTACCGATCATTGCGTCAATTTCAGCTTGCGTATAAGTTTTTTCCGCTGGCTGGTCTGTCTGCTCTGTCGATACTTCCGGCGTATTAACTTCGGGTTCAGGGGCAGCCGTTGCTTCCTGTTCCGGCGCGGGTACTACCGCTAAGTTTTCATTGTCCATTTTTGAATCCTAAGATTCCCTGGTGTGCTGCACCAGTACAGTTTGAAACATTCTATTACTAAATTGTTGGCCAATCAATAGTCCAAGGAAATCCAGCTTGTAATGGTACATCACGCAAGGCTTGGCGGTATGTAGCCCATGCAGTTTTATCTGCGGTGCTGTCGGCAATCTGTGTCCAGTCGCTGTCGCTGAGTAATTGAGTACGTTGATTGCGTACATTTGTAGCCTGCTCTGCGTCTTTCATGGCCTTGTAAGCTGCCTCATGCTCAATAGCAGATGTGACATTGCCAGACTCATCTGTAGTGTCTGTAAAGACAGGGCCAAGCACATACTTGGTGTACCACTTACCATCAATCTGCTCTACACCTTGTGCTTGAGAGTATTGGTAAACAGTACCACCTGTGGCTTGTGGGCCTTCAAAGACTACATCAGCACCCAAAGCCTCCAAGACTTCGGTTGTTGTTGTCTCCCATGATGGGCCTCCATTGGCTTTTGTGTATGCACGAAATTCACTTTCGTACATGACTTGTCCAGTTGATCGTAAACGAATCTGCATATAAGTCCTTTAAGCAATTGCTAAATAAATGTAGGTTTCGCCTTGAATATTTGTTGCTTCTCTGTAAGCAATAAATCCTGACGAGTCTGGGTTTATCATATCTAAAGTGTTTTCGGCAGAAGTGCTATTTAATTCTAAATATGGGTCACCAGTTAAAGGAGGGTTAATGCCTCTAGCTGTATCAAAAACCCACCAACCATAAGAGCTACTTGACGCTATTTTTATCATTACAAATCTTGCACCAGATGTAAAACCACAGTCAATTGTTTGTGGCCCAGTAGTGTTGTGAGTGCCTACATATGAGCCTACTTTGGAAACACCAGCGCAGGTTGCAAAAAGGTAGGCGACATATGTACCACCGGACAAGTTCCCAAAGTTTGCACTAGCGTTTCCTGCTGGGAATAGTGTTGCTGACAAAGTTCCCGTGCCAAACCAACCGCCAGTTCCTGCGTTGTACCAGCCAGTTGTTGAATTCAAAATCAGGTTGTAGTCAGCGGATGGTCGTGCATTTGAGTAAACACCCCAGTTCACATCACCAGACCCGCCAGCGTTTCTGCGCTTGACAATAAACAACTCAGGCACAACTCCAAGATTGTGGTTAATGCTTCTATTGCTTGTTCCATCCCCTGTATAGCAAACCTCATCAAAGAAGCTGGGGGCACGTCTGAACATCCACCAAACTTCTGAAACACCTTGATTCCAACTACCAACTTTTGCAGTTGTATTCCAAAGGTCATACAAAGATGGTGCTTGGCTTGTTGTTACCTCAGCGTCTGTTGTGTTCGTCTTTAAATAATTTTGAGATGCACTTGAGTTTGAGTTCGCAAAGTTAACAAGCCTTGAATAGTTTGCTTTATATAAAGTTCCTGTTCGCCATGCGTCAATGTACATATCAGCAGGAAAACCAACGCTCAAACTATCGCCTGCGCTGTATGTTCCAGTTTGCGCACTAAACACACTCGTCCCACTCGTAGGCACTTTCATCGGGCCTCTACGAATGGCTATGTAGATGAATGGTGCAGAGGCACTCATGTTGCCTAAACTTTCAAACCCAGTTGCAGTTGGGCCAAAATCATTTGTAGTTGATT